CCGGGAGTTGCACGATCACCCGCGGGGTGTCGCCCTTGGTGGTCTGCACGACGGACACCACCGTGCCCAGCACCGGGCGCCCGTCGAGGAGCAGCAGTGGTTCCTGCCCTTCAGTGATCGTGACCTCCACGCGGGGGGTCACCACTGGTAGGACCGCTCGGTGAGCTCCGGGCGGTACGAGGTGGGGAAGGCGACGTCGAAGAAGAACCCGTCGTCCTCCGCGGCATCAGCGGCGTCCTGCTGGGTGCGCAGCGACTTCGCTCGAGCCATCAGCAGGGCCGCCCGCTTGGACCCGTCGAGGGTGATGTCGTCCGACGTGACCGACGTGAGGGTCGACGCGAACGCCTCGAGCGCTTCCGCGGCGGCCAGGCGCGGCACATCGCCGGTCAGGTCCAGCCAGTTGTCGATGTCGTCGTCGGACAGGTCCGAGTCGGTCAGTCGGGTGAGCAATCGGACCTGCTCGGTGAAGCTAGGCACCGTGGTCCCCCTAGTCGCGGTCGGGGTGGAGACGCTGGGGCGCAGGACGCGCTGATGGCGCCGGTGCGAAAACGCCCATGACACCGGCCAGTGGCCTTACGGGGGGAACAGCAGGGGGAACAGGGACCCCTTCGGGCGCCCCGAGGGACACCCCAGCGCCTAGCTGAGCGGCCCCGACCCCACTGCGGGATCGGGGCCTGCCGGTCAGGAGCCGGCGCCCGTGGAGGCGTACGTGTGGATCGGGTCCATGACGGCGGACCCGACCACGTGACGGACCCGGAAGTACACCGAGTCGTCGTCGAAGGAACCCTCGGCCGGGTCGACGGCGCCGCCACCGACCCGCTGGCCGGCGTCGGACTTGACCCGCAGGTCCGGGGTCTCCCAGCCGCGGAGGAACGCGACGGTCAGCGCCGGGCGGCCCACGTTCGGGGCGGGCAGCAGGAACCACGCCAGCCCGGGCAGCCGGTCCAGGACGACCAGGTCGACGAGGCCGGTGAGCGGGTTGGACTCGATCGTGGTCCGCGACCCGGTGACGGTGCGGATCTCGGTGGCGTTCAGGATCCGGCGGGCGTTGATCTCCTGCGCCTTTCCGACGACCAGCAGCATCCGGCCGGCCGGCACCAGGTTGCCCTCGAAGTCGGTGCGCTGCGTGACCGTGGTGATCGCGGCCTGCACGTTCTCCGAGGTGAGCGCACCCGTGCCCGGGGTGGTGTTCGCGCCGGGGATGGCGTCGCCCGCGTGGTCGCGGAAGAACCCGGTGTTCGGGGCGCCGGTGGCGGCGTTGAACAGCTGGTCGAAGGTGGCCTTGTCCTCCGTCAGCGCCGCCGCGGTGGCGAACGCGTTGGGGACCTGCATCAGCTCGTCGAGGTCGTCGTTGACCGACGCCTCCCACGAGAACCCGAAGCGGCGACCGAACTTGCGGACCGAGATGGAGTACTCGCCGGAGTCGGTGCCGGCGGACGGGTACTCGGCGAGCTCACCGACGGCGTCCAGGACGGTCCGGCCGCCCATGAGGTCGACCATCTTCTTGGGCTTGAAGTTGCGGACCGTGGTGCGGGAGGCGACCTGGGACCACTGGGGGGCGATGTCGGCGTAGCGGGCCATCAGCTCCCGGTCGAGGACGTCGCCGGTGACGGACACGAACAGGTCGGAGGTGGCGAGCGCCTCCTGGACGGCCAGGGCGGCGCGGGGGTCGCCCTGGTTCCAGACGCGGTCCCACAGGCGGGCGGCCTCGACCATCGCGGCCTTGCGCTTGGGGGAGTACTGGCGGCGCACCAGCGGCGAAGTGCCGCTCATGGTGCCCGCCTCGGTGAGACCGAAGGTCTCGTTGACGGTGGTGGTCACTGGGCGCTCCTCAGACCTGGCTGATCTTGACGGGGATGGTGCCGACGCCGGAGCCCTTGGTGGCCAGCGCGTAGCCGAACAGGGTGTTGCTGGTCGACGTCGCGGTGAGCGCGCCGCCGGCCGTGGGGATGTACACGGGCTGGCCGATGGCGGTGATCGCGCCGGTGACGGGCAGCTTGAAGGCGCCCTTGCACCAGACGGTGGCGTAGTTGTCGGCGTTGCCGCCTTCGCCCTCGCGGGTCTGGGTGACGCCGACGATGCCGCCGACGATGACGGCGACCCCGGGGCCGGTGCCGTCGGGGACGGGGAGGGACAGGTGCTCGGCGTCGTGGAAGTGCTCGTTGGTGGCCATGGTCAGTTGCCCTTCACGCGGCCGAAGGGGGAACCGACGGCGGTCTCGAAGTCGGACTCGGACAGGTCGGTCTGGTCGATCGCGGTGGCCTCGGCGAGGGACCCGAAGGACCCGAAGAGGGCGGTGGGCGCGGCCGGGGTGTAGTCGGCGATCTCGTCCTCTGCGGCCTTGACGGCGGACTCGATGACGGCGGGCAGCTTGGTGTCGTCGACCTTGTCGTCGGCCATCGGCAGGGCCGACAGGATCGACTCGACGACCCGGGCCTGAGTGCGGGCGCCGAGGGTCTTGGACTCGGCGACCTTCGCGGCCACGACCGGGCGGGCCGTGTCCTTCGCCTCGAGCTGGGCGAGCTTCGACTCGGCGACGGTGGCGCGCTGGCTGGCGGCGTCACGCTCGGACTCGAGCGTGGGCACCCGGCCGGCGGCCTCTTCGAGCTGGCCCAAGCGGGCTTCCTCGATCTGGGGCATGGTGTCCTCCTGGGACTCCTGGGTGGTGGTATCCGCGGCCGGGTCGACCGGGACGTATCGGGTCTCGGCGCGCACCTTGGTGGGCTCGCCGGAGAGGGTTACGCCGCTGTCGCCTGCGGTGTAGGGGATCTGCCAGGTGGCGGATTCCTCGGGAGTGTCGAGGTCGAACCACACGCTGGTGTCGTCGAAGTCGCGGACCCAGACGTAGATGTCCTCGGCGCCGAACGTGGTCTTGAGCGCGTCCTGCAGCAGCTCGCGGCGCTCGTTCGCGGTGGCCTCGGCGATGCCGTTCGCGATGGCCCGGGCGTTCACGGTCTCGGGGCGGGCGGACTCCAGCAGGGACAGCACCTTGCCGCCGCGCCCAGCCCGAGTGACCACGTCCACGGAGGAGATGGCTTCCAGGGAGGTGATGACCCGCTTGCCGTCACGCACCTCGACCTCACCGCCCCCGCGGATCGACAGCCCGACGTAGGGGGCCATCTCCTTGAACAGGGGGCGGAAGGGGGAGAACACCTGGTAGTCGGCGGTGAGGCCCTGCATAGACTCGTCCCACTGGGCGTCGGACGTGAACACGCCGACGAGGTCGCGGACACTGCGCTCGGGCCGGTCCTTGTCCTCACTGCTGGACGGGTGGTCCCAGTAGGAGTGGGTGCCGGAGGTGACCAGCTTCTTGGTGGCCGCCTCGCGGAGCGTCTGGGCGGGGTACTCGCCGCTGCTGCCGGTGCCTGCGGAGATGACGAGCACGCTGTACTTGCCACCGCCCAGGTCGGTGGCCTCGCTGAGCTTGACCGACTCGTTGATCTGCTCAACCACGAAGCCTCCTCGGTTACGCGACGTGCGCCCAAGCCTTTCGGCGGACGATCTGACTGATGTATGCCTGCGTGACGTCGAAGTCAGCGGCTAGGTCGACCTGGCGAGCGCCGGCCCTATATAGGTCGCGGATCCCGGTGATCTGCTCTGCAGTGAGCCGAGAGGCAGGGTTGTTGGAGCCATGCAGGCGCTCTGGACTAACGCGCGTCCAGTGCCGGTCGCCGCGGCTCAGGCGCCCGCGGTCGCGGGCGTCGTGGCTGTTGTCGCGTGGGCTTCCTGGGGTCAGGTGCGCCGGGTTGCAACAGGGTGGGTTGTCGCAGGAATGACGGGCGACCTCGGTGGGCTCAAGGTCGCGGCCTAGGACCACAGCGAGAATCCAGCGGTTCGCCCGATGCATTCGGCCGTTGGCCTTGAAGTTCCCGTAGCCCTGCTTGTCGCGGCTGGCTGTCCAAGGCCAGCAATCCGACGCGCCACGTCTCTCTACGTGGGTCCAGAACCGGTCGAGATCGACGATCAGTGTCAGCTCCTCTTCTGGCCCTAGGCTGCCCGGGTGGACGGGGACGAGCAGCCGGCGTGTGTGCACGTGTGGTTGCTGGTCCGCGCCGTGCTCGGGGCGGAGGGGGCGACGCGGGTGCACCGTTGTCTGGTGTGCGGCGCGGAAGCTGTGGAGCCAGCGTCAGGAGATGTCGCGCGTGCGGCTCAGGAAATGAACCGCGACAACTAGGCGGCTAGGTCCCGCACGGGGGTGACCTGGAAGCTGCGGCGCCAGTCGGCGTTGGGCCGTTCCACCGCGAGCGATGACCAGGGGGCGCCGTCGTTGAGTGCGGCAAGGCGACCCGGGCCCATGATCTGCAGCTGCTTGGCGGGGGACAGGCCGCGGAACTGGTCCTCAGCGGACAGCCGCTCCAGCCCAGCAGGCTCGTCGAGGTCCAGGCCGAGTTCCCGCCACGTCTTGGTGCGCAGCAGTCGGGTGCACGTGCAGTTGGGGTGACCGTCGGGGCCGGACTCGTCGAGTTCGTGGAGGGTTCCGTCCTTGCCCCAGCAGGCGGGGCAGGTGGTCTCCGAGCGGGACGACAACCATTCCCAGCCCTGCAGGGTGTCGGCGTTCGCCTGGCCCCAGGTGCGTGAGGCGGCCCGTGCCGCGTCGTTGAGTTCGGTGCGGGCGATCGCCTCGGCGCGCCGTACGGGGATGTCCACGCCGCCCTGGCGGGCTAGGGACACCATGTCGCGGGCGACCTTCGTCGGGTTGTTCGCTCGAGCTGCACCGACGACGAGTGCGCGGCGTACGGCTGCCTGCCCGGCCTGGGCGAGTGGTCGGGTGCGGGCGGTGATCTGCTGCGCGGTGCGGTCCACGATGGCTGTGATGACCCGGTCGTTGACGTCGACCAGCGGGTAGCCGGCGGCCGGCAACTGCGATCCTGCGATCGCTGCCTGAGCGGTGACGGAGGCGCTGGTGACCTGGCCAACGCCGTCGGTGATGACGACTGCGGACTGGGCGGCGAGCTCGTCCAGGGAGTCGGCGATCGCGCGCACAGCAGAGGCGATGCGGGATGAGCGCTGCACGTTGGTGCGGGTGACGCCCTGCCCGTCCGCGAGCGCCTGGATGGCGTTCAGCAGTTCAGGTGCGAGGGCGTCCCACGCGTCCACGTAGGCCGCGGTGAGGGCCCGCACCTGCCCGTCGACCACGCCGTCCAACTCCACCACGAGGCGGCGCATCAGGCGGAGCGTGGCGGCGGTGACCGGCATCAGCGGTACGCCTCCTGCGCCTGCGACCCAGCGGCGCCGTCCCGTTCCCGCTGCACCGCTGCTGCGGCGGCGGTGACGCGCGGGTCGAGGAACGCGCCGCGATCGTCGGTTAGGTCGTCCATGACCTCGTCCACGTCCTCCACCCCCAGGGCCTCCAGGGCGAGACGGACCAGCAGCATCGGCGGCGCGCCCAGGGCCTCGGCGGCGGTGATGGCCTCGAGGCGGGCAACGGGGTCGGTGTCGCCGATGGGCGGGAAGGTGATGTCGATGGTGCCGTCGGAGTCCCCGGCGAGTTCGACGCGCTGCCGGTCGCCTTCCTGCACGACGACACCGGACAGCTTGTTCTGGTCGACTGCGATGAGGATGACGTGCCCGAGGAGCGCGCGGGTCCAGTCGGACCACACCGACTGCCGGGCCTTCGTTGTCAGCTCCAGCGGCCGGTCCAGGGTCTCGGCGACCGCGCGGGCACCCGAGGTGCCCGGGTCGGCGAGCAGCATCGTGATCGGCACATCCAGCGCCGACGCCACCATGCCGGCCAGCGGCTTCCCCGACCCGGAGTCGATGGTGGCACCAGAGGAGTGCATGGGGGCCATCGTCGCGTCGGGGGACATGACGACGGTGCCGCCCACGTCGCGGCGGTCACCGGACACCGGATCCACGCCGGCCTGCCCGCGGGACAGGGTCTCGGTGGTTCGGCGCCCGCGCTTGGCTGGGACGGTGGCCTTGAACGCGTACTTGGCGAGGGCCTGCATCAGCCCGGCCCAGCCGTTCAGGTACTCGGCGTAGCCGCGCGCCCAGTCCAAGGCCGCGTACGCGTCCGGGAGGCCGTACGGGGCGTCGGTGTAGGTGTTTACGGCGCAGTGCTGGATCGGCTGGTCCCAGCGCGCCACGTGCCCGCCGATCAGTGGCACCCGTAGACCAGCGGCCGGCCGGTAGTCCAGCACCGGGTGCCATTCGGTCTGCTGCACCGTCTCCCGGCGGCCCGTCGCGAGCTGCACCCGGTTGGTGGTCCAGTCGCGGCGGTAGAACCACACGTCGGTGGAGTCGTCGGGGTTGGTGATGTAGTCCGTCACCTGCGACGGCGGCACCAGCCGCGGGCGGACGGTGCCCTGCCCGTCGTGGATGGCGAGGACGAAGAACTCCCCGGCCGTCCCAAGGTTCAGCTCCCGCTCTTCGCGGGCCTGCGCCGAACCCAGGATCCGCTGGTAGTCGGGGGAGTCCAGGAACGACTGCACCAGGTCGTTGACGTCGGTATCGCCGTCGGGGTCGACGCGGGCCGCGATCTCGACGCCCTCACCCCACACGTAATTACGACGGATCCGCAGCCCACGCCCCAGCAGCGGCGACTTGATCGCAGCCGCCAGGCAGTTGGTCTGGATCTGCAGCAGCCCGGTGCGGGTGAACGACCGCTCCTGCTCCATGCCGAGCCGTCGCCAGCCAACGTCCTCGCGGGCCAGCGACTCGAGCCCGGCCAACGACTCGGACACGACCTCAAGCTGGTTGGCGACCGCCGCGTACTCGGAGCGGGGCACCGTCGGCTCAGCCTCGGACAGTGGGGCGCGGAAGTAGTCGAGGAGGCCCACCAGCTGCCCCCTGACGGTCTAGTAGGGGGAGATGGCGTACTGCTCGTCCTCAGCCCAGTCGTCGTCCTCAGCGGGCCCGAACATGGGGTTGATGAGGAGCCGGTTGACGCCTTGGGTGAGGCAGTCGACGGCGTCGTCGTGGGCGCCTGCGGGGAACGCTGCGGCTTCCTCTACCAGCTCCTCCACGTTGGGGAGGACGTCGGCGGTGGGGAGGTGCACGTTGTGGGCGTGGACGAACGGCGCCACCGCTTGCGCGCGGGCGACTTTGCCGCCGTCGGGTTCGACGGGGATCAGCCCGCCGACGGTGGAGGCCAGCAGGTTGATGACTGCGGTGCCGTTGGCTTTGTCCTCCACGTACTTGGCCGCCGCCTGCGGCCACCGGGCGGACATGGCCTTCACAGCCTGGAGGGTGCCGGTGAAGTCCATCCGCCGGCGCACCATGTCCAGCAGCCACACGTGCACACCGCGGCGGAGCAGGACCATCCCGACGACGTAGTCGGAGTGGTCGGTGCCCTTGAACGCCATGTCCCAGGACTGGACGAGCTCGTCGCCTTCGGACAGCGGCACGAAGCAGGTGCCGTTGTCCCGCTCGACGTGGAGGGGGGTGTCGTAGCGGTCGCCCCACACGTCGCGGGGGAACAAAGTGCCCTCGTCGGGGGTGGGCCGGCCTTGGTACAGGCTGGCCCAGGTGCGGGGACCAGCGGTGGTCTTGCGCTGCTCCCACTGCCGGCGGGTGCGTCCCCGGGCGGACACCATGAACTCACCGGGTTCGCGGCCGAGGGGATCAGTCTCGCCCTCTTCGGGCCGGTGGTCGGCCTGGGCGGGGATGTTCAGCACCTGCCACCGGTCGCCGTCTTCGGCGGCGAGGAGCCGGCCGGCGAGGTCGTCGTGGTGCCAGCGGGTGAGGATCAGCACGACGGGGGCGCCGGGGGCGAGGCGCGCGGAGGCGACGTCGGTCCACCAGTCCCACACGGCTTGCCGGTAGGTGGGGGAGTCGGCTTCCTTGCGGTCCTTGATGGGGTCGTCGATGACCAGCAGGTCGGCGGGGCGGCCGGTGAGTCCACCGCCGATGCCGACGGACAGCACCCCGCCTTCGTGGCCGGCGAGCGTCCACTCGTGGACGGCGCCGTTGTCCGCGGCGATGGTGAGGCCGAGGACGGGGTTGTTGGTGATGCGGTTGCGGATCGCCCGGCCGTTGCGGGTGGCGAGCGACTGGCCGTATGAGGCGACGACGATGCGGCAGTCGGGGTTGCGCTTGAGCTGCCAGGCGGGGAAGTCTCCGGCGACGCGGACGGACTTCCCTTCCTGCGGGCTCATGGTGATGATGAGCCGGCCGTCGGGCTGGTCGACGAGGTCGAGGAGCGCTTGGTCGACGAGGTCAAGGGCTGGGGTTTGCACGGTCCGCGGGTTGATGGCGCGGGCGAGTTCGCCGGGGGTGCGGTAGCCGGCGTTGCCTTCCCACATGAGGGCGGCGTGTTCGGCCCAGTCGGCGGTCACTTGTCCTGCTTGTTGCCCGCCTGAGCCCGGGACAGGTTGACGCACCACTTGCAGCCGGTGCAGTACTGGTCGCAGTGCTCGCACCAGTAGGCGGTGAAGTCGCCCGCCGCGGTGGACACGGCGATGAAGTGCTTGGCGAGACCGCAGGCGCAGAGGTTGAGGGGCACTAGGTCACCCTCGTTCCTGCGGTGGCAGGGCCCGTGATGGTCGGGAGCAATGAAGACAGCTCAACCGAGTACGAGTGAAACTTAACCTACCGATGGCTGGTTCGGCTACGGGCGGTAGCCGAGGCGGCGTGTCGCTAGTCCTTCTGCAACGTCTCCGCGACAGCCAGCACGTCGTAATGGATCTGCCGGCCCACCTTGATCCGCCGCCACCCGTGCTTCGACGCAAGGTTGTAAACCGACTGCAGGGGCAGCCCGTACTGCTTGGCGACCTCGTGTGGCCGTATCGAGTACGTCAAGCCATCTTCCTGGCATCGGCTTCCGCAAGCCTCTTGCGCTGCTGGGCGAGCAGGAAGATCCGCCGGCCGGTGCGCAGCCACTGCACCGACGACCACCAGTGTTCGTTGGTGACGTCGCACTGCATCCGCGGTGGCCGGTCGTCGGCGGGGATGAACGCGAGCACGTTCCCGGCGCATGCGGTCCCGTCCACCATGCCTTCGGGGCACGGGCCGACGGGGATCACGGACCGGTTGGCGGGGGTGTCGATGGCTTTGTCGCCGCGGTGGCAGGCGTCGACGATCTCGTCGGCGGCTTTCGACAGGTACCCGGACGCGTACGTGTCCGGAAGTTGCCGCAGCAGGTTCGCCGCGGCCCCCTCCGTGCTCCGCGCCGGCAGCGCCCCCAGGTCCCGCGCCCACCCGACCACCGCGTCGTGCAGCCCGCTCAACGCTTCGCTGGCGGCCTGGTGGAAGAACACCGGGGACTCGCCCTTGCCCTGCACCTTGTCGGTGTGGCTGGTGTCCTTCGACGCCCGAGCCAGCGTGATGTGCAGCTCCTCCACCAGGGACGGCACCCGCCGCAGATCCCGCTCGAGCTCCCACAGGTGCTGGGTGCAGATGGTGGCGTTCGGGGCGGGGCGGCTGCACTGCTCGATGCCGCACATCGACTGGCTCATGCCCTCATCGCACCGGATCGTGTGGCAGGGGTTCAGCTAGCGATAGCGCTCAGTCGCTCGGACACCACTTGCCGAACCTGGGCGCTCTCCGGGTCCAACCCCAGGTCCGCGAGTACGCCCTTCATGGTGGTCACGAATTGGGCGGCCGTTTGCTCCGCCAACCGCACCTGACGCTCCGCAAGCCCCGCGGCGATCGCCTTGGTTGCCATGCCGGCGCACCGGTCCCGCTCCTGCCCCTCAAGCTGCACCAGCCCGCGGATCGCCTCTTCGGTGACGTACAGGTTGCCGTCCTGCCCGGCGGTCCCGTACTTGTAGCCGATGAGGGTGGCGACCCCGCCGGTGGTGAAGATCCGGTCCAGGTCGGTGGCGGCACGCTCAGCGTCAGTGGAGTTCGACAACTGCCCCGGCACCTGACCGGCGGTCACGTCGGGCAGGCCCTCACGCAGCCGCTCCGCCGCCTCGTACGCGTCCTGCAGCAGGCTCGAGTAGAACTCGGCGCGCACCGCCGACTGGGTCATCAGCTGCAGCAGTGTCATCCCCGGGTCGCGGGTCTTGTCCGACAGCCCCCAGTGCTCGAGCTCCACGACCACCTGCCCTCTCGCCTTGTGCACGGTCTTCGGCAACCCGGAGTGCTTGTAGCAAGAGTCGGTGCCGGGGGTGACCGGCGATGTGCACGGCAGCCCGTTGGTGCGCCGCTTGCTGCACCGGACGATCTCCTTCTTAGCCACCAACCGATGGTGCGCCCGCATGTGGCAGCCCTCGGCCTAGCCTCGGGCGGTGCAGCCCCGCCGCATCCACCTCGACCCACCCGAACCCGTGTGGGTGAAGCTGCACGTCAACGGATGGGACCCACTCCGCGACGTGCCTGCCCTGCTGCACGAGTGGCGGGCGACCGGTCCCGAAGGTGCGCGGCACTGGCGCGGCCGGGTGTTCGTCGCACCAGCGGATGCGTTGCCGTCGTGGAACCCGAACTCACCCTGGTACGACGCGGAACTGCTGCGGCCGCGGGAGGGCTAACGCGGGTGGTGCCGACCGGTTGGGTGCTACCGAGAGGGGGCTAGCGGGTGCGCCAGCGCGGCAGGTCGTAACGGCCGTGTTCAGCGACGTGCTCGTAGTACCGGGCTCGGCTCTTCACTGCCCACTCGGACTGCTCCCCGCCAAGCGCGGCGTGATCCCGCCACGTTCGGTACCACGAGCCCTGCGTGTCGCGTACTGCTGCTCGGCGCAGAACGCGCCACCACGGCAGCTTGGGGCCGGTCATGCCTGCATCCTCCCCGTTCACTGCTGCTGCCCTACCTGACGGACACGAGAAGCGGCGGGGGTCATGAGTCCATCCCCTCCGCGTGGCCCTCGTCGTGCGCACTCGTAAGCGCACGGCCAATCACTGGGCCGAGGGCGTCAACGAGGTGGTAGGCGTACGACTGCCCGTATCGCATCAGCCCGCACATGCACGGCGAGATGCCGTTGCGTTGGTGCGCGACGAACACGGCGGCCATCTCCTCCCGCAGCACTCCGCCCGGCGCGAAGCTGCCCTGCGGCTGGGTCACCGGGACACCTCGCGGGCGTTGTCTGCGTTCGCGAGGATGGCAGCACGCAGCTTGCCCTCGGCTGACACGAGCGCCTTGCTGCGACGCACGCCATGCCCACGGCTCAGCTCGGCGCTGAGGATCGCCACCGCCTCGGCCGTGGTCAGGTTCATCTCCACCTTCACCGGGACACCTCGCGGAGGGCGCGGGCCGTGGAGCACTGGCACGGGTTGTTGCTGGGGAACGGATGACAGGTCAGCCCGTTGTCCACGATCATGTCGTCGATCAACGCACGGAGCCTGTCCCGTTCCTGTTGGACAGCGGCAGCGAGAGCACGAGCGACGGACTCCACGTCGGCTTGCTGGTGGACGTTGGCGTGCTGCCAGTTGTCGAACGGGTGGTTGGGGAACAGGGCCCGCCACGCCACCGCCCGCTGCTCGTCGGTCGGTTCGGGGGTCTGGGCGGAAGAGGTCACCGGGCACGCTCCTCGGGCATGTCCGTCCAGTCGCTCACGCGGCGGCGGATGATCTTCGGCTTCACGGTGTTGTAGTGGTTCCGCTCGTATCGCGTGACCATGTCCGGCAGTGACTGCTGAGCCGAGCGCAGGGACGTCTCGATCCGTATGCCCTGGTTGTGTCGGATGGCGTACTCCCAGTGCTCGCCCTCGCACAGCTCGTCCTCCCCGTCTGCGCGGGTCACGCCCGACGCGGCAGAGGGGGTCACGGTCGGTTCCGCGTTGGCGGGGGTGTCCTGGTCTGTCCTGGTCTGTCCAGGTGCGCCCTTGTCCTTGCCGCCGTTGGCTGGCGCGCTGACGGGGGTGGTCATCGGGTAGCCCTCTCGGCGTCGTGCTCGGCGGCGATGCAGGCATCGAACGGCTGACGCAGTGCGCGCTCCCGGCTCGTGCAGATGCAGATCCGCCGGCGCGGGCTCCACCGCTCACCGTCCGCGGGCTGGGGGACAGAGGTGGTCATGTCGTCTCGCTTCCGGTCGCGTGTTGATGGTGGGTGCTTGGCGTTCACGGCTGCTCCTGCCCGGGTGCCGCGGACAGGGCGGCGACGGCGGGCTACGACAGCAGCTCGCGGGCCAGGTTGCGGTAGTGGTCGACGACGCGCGGGTTGTCGGGCAGGTCGACGCCCATGTGCTCCCGCCACAACCAAGCGGACACGGCGTCCAGAGCGACCACGCGGGCTTCTCGCGCCTCGTCCCGCCCGCTTTGGGCGTTCCGACTTGCTGTCACCTGCCCCAAAGCTCCCCCATTGCCGCTGTCCCGCGCCGGGGGAACAGACGGGGACCAACTGCCTCCGAGGTAGACGCGCTTGCAGTCGCAGTCGGTCCGGGCGCAACCGCGTCGGTCAGCGTGGGCGAAGTCGACGTGCCCGCACTGCGCGCACCAGCCCTCCCGCCCCTGTCCCTGTTCGGTGCCCGCGGAACGGCCGGCGGTCACGAGGCAGCTCGCGTGGTCGGGCAGACGAACCCGCTGCCACCACAGTCGCCGCAGAGCAGCATGACCACGCCTGGGCGGCTGAAGTCGAGGACCGGGCTGCGCGGGTCGGCGCCGCTCCCACAGCCGCAGCCCGGGCACTCCTGACACTGGTCGCATCCGTCGTGCTCATCCAACGCGGTCATGCCGTCACCTGCTCCATGGGGCGGTCGTCTAGCGCCTCGGCGATGGCCTTGCAGCCCCAGGCGTGCCGCTGACCGACCCGTGAGCGGCAGCAGGACCGGGGCGGCGATGGCGGTCGGTAGCCGCACTCGGCACAGCCCCCGGTCGGGCCGTAGAACTCCACGCCCGGATGCGGGGCCTGCGAGCACCCACCAGGCTGCGTGAGCATCCCGGCCTGGTGCAGCGCGTACGCCCAGTGGTACGGCGCGGAGAACTCGTGGGCCTTGGCACGGACGATCACCTTGGCGGCCATCTCGACCAGCGCCACGTCCTCGTCGGGCTGCTGCGGTCCCGGGGCGGCGGTCACCGAAGGCCCTTGTCCCAGCAGGGGCCGCACACGTCGCGGCCACCGGGGCGGGCGTGCCACCCGTCGGCCCTTGCGTGGTCGCGTGCTGCGGTCACGGTCTCGTGGGTCTGGCCCATGATCGAACCGTCGCCGGTCTGCTCCCAGCAGTCCTCTGAGCCGATGCCCCCATCGCCCGGGTCGCAGGACACCCAGACGACCCGCACGGCGGTCATCGCCCACCCCCAGGCTGCTCGGCCAGGAGAGCGCAGGGCGTGCGCATCGTCTTGGGGTAGCTGGCCGGGTCGGCGTCGGTGAACTCCAGCTCGGCCGCGCTCGACCCGTCGGCGGCGACGAGCGTCAGAACCCGGCTGGGGTAGCCGTCGCCGTACTGGTCGCTGATCACGTACAGGTGGCCGGCGGTCTCCCGCTCGGGCACGTCGACCCAGAGGCCGAAGTCCTTCGCGGTGAGCTGGTCGACCGTGGTCTCGCGCGGCCCACTGGCGGGCGCGGCAGCGGCGCGGGCGGCGTTGGTCTCCACGTCACCGCAGGCGCAGCGTCGAGACCAGCCCAGGGTCACCGGGTCGCCGTTGACCTCCACGATGCTGGTGCCGACCTCGGTGCCGTCGTAGGCGAACGCAACGCCCACCTGCCGCCACGCCGACCAACGGTGCTCGTGCGCCACCTCCCGCCCACCGTCGCCACCGCCGTCCGTGGGCTGCTCCCCTCGGGTGGTGGACCGGGGCAGGCGAGACGGGACAGGGGCGGTCACGACGCGAACTCCGTGCCCTTGACGACCCAACGCAGGTCTCCGATCAGCACGGCTTCGTCGCTGTAGCAACCCTCGTGGCGGTCCATCGCCGCGGTCACCTTGACCTCTGTGCCAGCGCCCCGAGCGGCGATGACGATCCGCCAGTTGCCGTCGTTGTCGTAGCGGATGTTCAGCAGCGTGCCGTCGGAGAACCCGAGGTAAACCGGGTCGGAGTCGTAGGCTCCGAACTCCTCACTGAGGTCCCCGTCGATCTCGATCAGGTCGTCGGACGCCCCGTAGATGCGGACTGTGCTCATGCTTGCTTCTCCTCGGTGGTGGGGGTGATGCCGGACAGGGCTTCGCGCAAGGCCCTCGCAGCGGTGGTGCGGGCGATCCGGTTCGTCGCGTACCGGCCGTCACTGATTGCGCCCCAGTCGTCCGCCAGCTCCTGCACGGCTTCGATGGCTGCGGCCTGGCGCTCCAAGCGGTCCAGGAGAGCGGGCAGAGCGGTGATGGCAGCAGCGATCAGGGCCGCGTCCTCGTGGAGCACGACGCCGTAGTCCTCAGCGACCACCGGCATCTCGCTGAACCCGACCGGCCCGATCACCGCACGACCCTCAGCCGTCCACGGACCGGGCGTGACCTCGGGCTCGTTCAGGAGTTGCCGCAGGACAGGCAACGAAGGAGAGACGGGGGAGGTCATGCCGCCACCTCGCCGAACAGGTCGAGCTGCACGGGGGCGGCGATCGGGGCCGGGGCGGGTTCGTCCGGCCAGTCGTCGTAGACCCGGGCCGGCACCCACGGCGGGTGGGGTCGGTCGTGCAGACCGGAGCCGAACCCGAGGTGCAGGCCGCTGTTGATGTGCACTTGCGGGGCCATCGGCGCCCACGGCAGCGTCGCGATGTGGTCGGCCCACCCGACCCGGACGTGCTCGCTGGCGGCAAGTACCCGAAGCTGCTCAGAGATCGCCGCCCAATAGGCCGTCTCGTCGCGGATCAGGCGCTTCCCGGTGCCGGTGACGTACACCTGGGCGTCGACCGCACGGCACACCGGGCAGGCGCAGTCGTTGGCTTCCGACAGGTGCGGCTTGAACGCGGCCTGCAGCGTGGTCATGCCGCCACCAGCTCGGTTCGTGCGGCGGCCAGGTGATTGATCAGCTGGGTGCCGATCAGCTCGCTGTAGGCCGGCGGGATGGCCTCTGCCAGCTCTCGCCGGTTGTCGGTCCAGTCGATGCCCATGGCCTGCTGCCACTGGGCGACGGTGCCTTTCCCGCCCCCGTCGCCGTAGACGGCGAAGTAGGGCCCGTCGAACCACTCACCGTGCCGCCACCCGGCGACACGACCGCGGTGGGGGAGGTGGACAGGGGCGTCCATGGTCCAGCGGCCGAGCTCGAAGTACCGGTGCCGGATCACCCCCAGCCCGAACATCTCCCCGCACAAGGTCAGGTCCCGGCGGAGGACGGAGCCCTGCACGTTCTCCATCACGTACGGCAGCCCGGTCGCGTTGAGCAGCCGGCGGGCCTCGGGGTTCAGGTCGAAGTGCCCGTCGGTCCAGCCGTCCCGGCCGCGGTTGCCCTTCGTGAGCGACGACGAGTCCTGGCACGGGGCCGAGGTGTGCACGGCGTCGAACTGGCGCCAGTGCTCGGCGAGGAAGTCCAGTGCGTCGCCCTGGAAGAACACGTCCCCGCAGTAGTTGGGCTGCGGGTTGATGTCCACGCCGACGACGCGGAAGCCGGCCCGCTGGTAGCCCTTCGTGGCGCCACCGCTGCAGCAGAACAGGTCCAGCAGCACCGGCCGCCCGTCCGCCGTTGTCTGTCCGGTCATGGGGTTACTCCTTCGGGGGTGCACCAACGTCGTCTACCAGTGTTGCACGAAGTGACCACCAGCGGTAGCCGGTGACACCAAGTCAGACCAAGTCGAACAACGCGATCTGCGAGCACGACTCGAGCTTGTTCGCACTTGTGGCAGACATGCGGACAGCACCCGTCATGCGGTTCAGCCGCCACTCAGCCACGTCGCGGCTGTGCGCTTCCTTGCAGGGCGTGCAGCGGCAGCCGTGGGCTTTGTAGCCGGCGGGTTGGCCGTGCCAGGGCTCGAGGGTGGGTCCGTCGGCTAGTTCGAGGGTGGGGAGGGGGAAGCGCACGCCGCCCCATCGGCCCCACTGTTCGTCGCGTTGGACGGCGGTGTTGTAGCAGGTGGCGGCGAGGGGGCAGCTGGCGCAGATGGCGCGGGCTGCGTGGTCTTCGCTGGTGCCTTCGTCGGCGAACCACCAGTCGGGGTCGTGGTCTGCGCAGTGCCCGGTCATGGTCGTCTGGCGATGTTGAGGATGCGGGACTGTTGTGGGAGCCACCGGAGCTGGACGTGTCCGGTTGGGCCGTGTCGGTTCTTGGCGAGGATGAGCCGGATTTGGCCGGCGAGGTCGGGGTCGTTGTCGTCGCGGTGCAGCAGGATCACTTCGTCGCCGTCTTGTTCGACTGATCCGGATTCGCGGAGGTCGGTGAGGACGGGTTGCTTGTCGGTTCGTTTGGCGCCTTCGCGGTTGAGCTGGGCGAGCATGACGACGGGCACGTTGTGCTGGCGGGCGAGGAGCTTGAGGCCGCGGGAGAGTTCTCCGACGAGTTCGGCGCGGTTGGCGTTGCGGTTGGTGCTCTTGGTGTCGAGGAGCTGCAGGTAGTCGACGAGGACGAGTCGGAGGTGGCCGTGTCGTCGGGCGCAGGTGCGTGCTCCGCGGCGGATGTCGGCGATCGAGGTGACGTGGTCGTCGAGGTCGAGGGGCCAGTCGCGGATTCCTTCGAGCGCGGTTTTGAGGTTGGCGGAGTCGTCAGCGGTGAGGGTGCGGTCGGTGAGGGATTTGAGGTTGACGCCGGCTTTGGCTGCGGCGATGCGGTCGGTGAGTTCGTCGGCGCTCATTTCGACGGAGGCGAAGTAGATGCCGCCGTTGCGGGCGGCTGCGGTGTAGCCGGCGAGCATGGTGGCGACGAGGGATTTGCCGACGCCTGGTCGGGCGCCGACGACGGTGAGGTGCCCGGGTCGTAGGCCGCCGCCGGAGAGCATGTCGTCGAGTTCCCACCAGCCGGTTGGGGTGGCGTCGGTGACTGGGGTGTGCCAGCGGGTTGCGGCGCGGTCGATGTGGTTGGCCCAGTTGTCGATGTGGCTGCGGGTGGTGATGTTGAGGGCGCGGTCGATCTCTTCGCGTGCGAGTTCGGTGAGGTCGTCGATGTCACGTGCCCCGTCTGCGGCCTGTGTGACTCGCTGGGCGGCTTCGACGACTCGTCGGTGCACGGACAGCCCGGTGAGGGTTCGGGCGTGGTGTGGGGCCGCTGAGGGGATCGCGTTGGAGGTGGTGACCTCGAGCATCGCGTCCTTGCAGGTGCCGATGTCCGGTCCGAGGGCGCGGAGGAGGCCGGCGGCGTCGAAGGGGGTGCCGTCGGTGCGCATGGCGGTCATGGCAGCGAGGAGACGGCGGTGGGGTTCGTGCCACAGGTCTTCGGCGGTGATGTCGGTGTCGTCGAGGGTGCGGCCGGCGGAGTACCAGGCGGCGCCGAGCCACATGGTTTCGGCGGTGCGGTCGTGGAGCTGGTCGTAGTTCATGCGCCGGCCGCCAGCTTGGCGCGGGCTGCTGCCTGGCGTTCGGCGATGTGCTCGAGCTGGCGGGCTCGGTTCCATTCCCAGACTTCGTCGGAGGTCATGCCGTCGGGGGAGCGGGGTGGGGACCACACGTCTGGGCCGATGAGGTCGGCGACGACGTGCCCGGGGAGGTGGGCGGGGGTTCCGTCGGCTTGGACGAGGGTGAGGCCGCTGGGGGTGGTCTGGTCGGCCCAGCGGTCTGCGTTGAGCCAGGAGGCTGGGAGGGGCTGGAAGCGGCGTTCGTCGGCGAAGGGGAAGCGGGTGAGGCCGTCGAGGATGTCGGTTGGGGTGGCGCGCTTGGTAGCGGCCTTCCATGCCTTCTCGGCGTTGCGGCGGGCTTCCTTGCGGGGGTAGGCGGCGTAGAAGTCGTCGAAGGTTGGACCTGGTTCGGGCTGGTCGTCCGGTTCTCCGGACGAAGTCTCTTCTCGTACTTCTTTAGAAGTACGGGTCGGGTCGGGTCGGGTCGGGGTGCTGTCACTCACGGCGTGAGTCACGGTGTCTGTCGCACCGTTTGTCACGGCGTTACGGCGGCGCTCCCGGTACGCCTGCTGGCGCAGCTTCGCTGCCTCCCGGTCGGCCTTGACCTGCTCCTTCGTGGGCTGCCACTCGGTCCAGCCGTTGAACTGGTAGCCGGCATCGGTCTCACACCACAGGCCAGCTTCGACGAGCCGCAGCGCATCTCGTCGTTGTGCCCCGAATGTGCCGATCATGTGCCGCGGGAGTGCCCCGTCGGTGAGGTTGCCGCTGCACCAGGCGCCGGCGCGCAGCCACAGGCCGAGGGCTGCGTTGCCTGCGGCGATGGCCTTGGGGTGGAAAGCGAAGCCGTCATCGACCTTGAACCAAGTCACTGCGTCACCTCACCGGTGGTGGTGGCAGCCACTGGTGGTGGACATGGGGATGGTGGTGGTGTCTCCGTTCGCGCCACGGTGTCTCCTTGTGGGTGCGCTACTTCGGTAGTCATGGGGTGGGTTAGGCGGCGGCGTTGCTGGCGCGCTGGGCCTTGATGGATGGGTGCCAGCGGCCGGCCCACACGCCTTCGACGAGTTCGCCGGCTGCGGCTAGGTCGCGGACGGTGAGCTCGCAGGTGGCGATGACGGGGCAGCCGACGCACATGGCCTTGGCTTGGGCGACCCGGTGCCGTTGTTCGGTGGGGGTCTCGCCGTGGATCTCGGCGTCGAACAGGGGGTGGAACTCGCGGCAGTGCGCGTAGGTGGTCCAGATGCTCATGCCGCGGCCTCGAGGTGGCGGATGGTGAGGATGAGCTGTGGTGGGAGCTCGTCGTTGGCGTACATCTTGCGCATCTCGACCTTGACGACCTGGGCGTCGTCACCCCAGGCGGCGCCAGCGGTAGCAGAGTCGAGTGCGGCCCGGAGGAGCTTGTCGATGTCGGGCTTGCGGTCGGGCGCCCACCGCCGCTTCGGGGCGGACTTGGGGCGGGGCAGGACGAAGGTGGCGACCACCTCGACCGGCCCCTCCAGTGGTGGCTGCCCGGCCATGGCGGCGCGGACGTGCCAGGCGACGGTGTCCCGCCAGGGCCGCAGCCGGTCGTTGTCGGAGATCATGCGTCCCCGGCCGATGTGTCGCATCGAGCCCTGGGGGATGGGCTCGCCGAGTACGTGGACGGTCACCATGGGATGTCCTCGGTCTCCTCGTACGGGCGCGAGCCGTTGACGATGGAGAGAATCAGTTCGGCGCGGTCCTCGGGGTGCAGAGTCGATTGCTCGCACAGCACGGTGGTGATGCGCGCTTGTAGGGATTCGGGCGCGTGGTCGTTGGTGTCGAACACGCGAAGGGCGAGCCGCTCGGCGTGACTGGGCTCGGGCGCGGTCACTGCCCGTCCTCCTGCGCGCCGTCGAGGGTGGGCTCCCAGTCGGCCGGGGGTTCCTCCGCGAAGTCGTCGTCAGCGGCGGGCTGCGCAGGCTCTGCGGACTTCTTGGCGGCCTCGGTGAGGGCCTGTCCGATCGGTGTCAGTTCGGCCTTGAGCTCCGCGGTGAGGTGACCGGCGGTCTTGGCCTGCTCCCACACTGCGCGCCACTCGTCGACCGTGGTGGCGGCCCGTGCGTTGACCATGTAGTCGGGGACCGGCTTGGACGGCGGGGCGCTCTTCGGGAGCGGCTGCACGGTGTGCGGTGCGCGCTTGCCCTTGGAGATGGCGAGGACGGCGACGAGGGGCTTGTCGATGTCGCTCATGTGGGAAACGCGGATCCCACCGACGTCCATGCCGCCGAAGCGAACTGTGGGGTCGCGGTACAGGGTCATGCGCTTGCCGGCGTACAGGGAGGCGTC